CATCGGTGATGGCCTAACCGACACCGAAGCAGCTAATTTTTACACCGCAGTACAAGCATACCAAACAACCCTTTCACGCAATGTATAAACTATCCGAAATATCCCCCGAAAATTACAGCCAATATGTAGGGCTGTTGACTGAAACTGACAAAGATTTACTCATCGGCCAATGGTATATGGATGACAGCTTCTTCAACCCCATTCAAGACAATGACGATAGGTGGGTAATCTCTGTTGAAGAAATCGACCAATGCGAAAATCCATTGTGTATGTGGGTGCAAAACCTACCGCTTATTCCATACGTTCCTAAACCTGCACCGCCCTTCCCCTGATGAAACACGAAACTGAAACAATCGTAGGTAGTTGGCTGTTATGGCTTGCTGGTGCTGCTGCAAAGTTGCTTCCGTTAATTCAATTCCTATCTTTCACCGCTGCCCTTGTTTTATCCTGCATCGGCATCTATAAGTTTTTCAAACATGGCAAAAAGTAAGGAGATAGTAAAATGGCAACCGAAATCAAAACGGAAACTGGGCAGACACACGAAGTCAGCGAACAAACACAAGTCAGCAAAACCATACCGAGGACAAGGAAGATGAAACTCAAAAACTATTTCCAACCCACTCCAAAGCGTTTCAGGGTTTTAGGTGATAGCATTGCCGCTGCATCTTTGTTCGTTGCCGGGCTTAACCTTGACCATCCCAAATTGATGCTGATTTCAGGAGTGTGCGGTGCGGTGGGTAAGTTCGTGACTAACTTCTTTGCGGAGGATGAAACTAAGTGATTGGCTTTTTGTGCTTTGTGGTGTACTTGGCATTGTGCTTGTCTTTGGGCATTGCCCGACACAACAAAAACCACAGGCAGACACAGGACTGATAGATAGTTTACAAGCCGAAATTGGCAGCATCAAAAACGAGTATGCCGTGTTGTTGGTTAACCGACCTGAAAAAGTTAAACGCATCCGTGAAATTAGGACAAAATATGTCCACGACACCCTGACCATTACCGAACTTCAACAGGACACGATAAAACTTGCCGCCCTGATTGACGAAAACCGCCTATGCTGGGAGATTATATCCGATGATAGCGTGGTAATTTACAGCCAAGAGCAAGTGATAAAATTACAGGATAGTGCGATAACGCATTTAGAAGCCATTACAGCCACTCAAAATGAGCAGTTGGTACAATGTGCCACAGATAACAATAAAATGCGTAGGAAACGAAATGCGTGGCGAAATATCGCAATCTTATCATCATTATTATTCATAGCCAAATGAAAGCACTACAAGAACTACTGAACAAAAACGGGGCAAACCTAAAAGCGGATGGGGTTATCGGCCCGAAATCCACCGAAGCACTCGCCAATTACATAGCCAATGAGCTGAAAAAACGCAAATGGTTGCCACAATATCACGGGATTGTATGGCTGCGGACAGATGACAAGCTGACAAACAAGTTTGAAGATTACTGCGTAGTGTACAAATACGGCCAAATTGTGTATGTTTGTCCTGCTTCCACCACCGCAGGTGACTTTTATGTGTACAATCCCCTCACCGTTGGTGGGATAAACGGCACAGCAGTAGCTACTGAACAGCAGGTTGTCGGTTCACACCGCTTTGTAACGGGTGCAAAATGGTCAAATTTGTGGCTTGGTGCGCCTTATTTTCAGCAGATTTTACCCATTACTATCTACCGGGATGGTACAAAAGACAGACAACTTGACCAAAAAGTGACGCAGTTCGGCTTGTTTGGCATAAACTTTCATCGTGCCGGGCTTGGTGACTGGGTAAATAAGTGGTCAGCAGGGTGTCAGGTTGTACCTGATAAGCATTGGTTTGAAATTGTGAAGCGTTTTAACGCAGGGCAGACCATAGATTTCACACTATTTTGCACATTCGGATAAGCAAAATTCTGTAAAATTGCTCATTGCATTGAGCAAAATTACTCAATGCTTTGCGTAAAAACTATCGGTGGACATCCACCAAATTGATAAGATGCTCCATTGAAAACTTGACAATATATGTCAACTCACCGCACACGATTATGGTCAGCGGCTTTTTTGCTGTGCTTCTGTTGTCGGGCATCATGCAGTCAAACCTCCAAAAGCACACGGGAAAAGTCGGCTCTGAGTACAAATCAACTTCCGAAGGTGCAATGCCCATTTCAAGGAGCTTTTCTTCAAACTCATCCCCTGCAATTACTTCAAGGCAAAGCGGTGTGTGAAACATCAGTACACTCTCCCTTCAATTATGCGGTAGTTTTCTACGTGGAAATTTCGGTTAGGTAACACGGTCACGATAGCACCACCGTGATTTTGTTTAATGTAGCCGTAGGGATTGTATTCAGGGGTAAGTGTGCAATGACACCCGGTGGAGAAACAAACAATCTCATCACCTTTCAAGTTGTTTTCGTGGTGTGATGAAGTCTGGTGGTGATGGCCGATAAGCAGCGAAGATTTTGCCCTCATGAATGCACCCCTTGCAGGGTTAACGGGAGCCATGATTGACTTTTGAAATTCGTGTCCATGCAGAATGTCAAGTTTCCCGGCTTTTATCCGTTCCCTAAACACTACTTTAATATCATATTTTTTAAGATGCAGTTGTTCTTCAAGGGTGATACCATCCAAATCTTCAATGGCACGGGCATTGGATAGCAAATAGTGGCGCATCCTTTCTTCGTGGTTACCGAACTTGTACCAAATCGGAATGGTTGGAAATTCCTCACGCAGCAACTGGAAGAAACCGCGTGTCATTATCAATTCCTCACGGATGCTGGGCCGTTTGGTTTCCTGCAAAAAGCGGCTGACCATATACATATCAATAATGTCACCATTCAGCACAATGCCTGTGATACCTTTTTCCTTGCCGTATTCCAAAGATGCTTGGATTGCAAGTGGATCATGCTCCGGAAAGTGAATGTCGGACATTACCAAGTATTTACCTGATGGCAGCACCACATCCTTTCGGACTGGTAGCTTGGTGTAAAGACCAAACTTTTTCAGGCCTTCTTCGATTGTAGATTTACCGGGCATATTTTCGCTGTGTTTTTTTGCGTATGAATTACTACCCATTGAACCTGTGGCTGCTCTTATTTGCTTTCTTACCGCATCCACGTTCGGCCACACTCCGGGGTTTTGTTCGTAAATAAGTTTGGCGAGTGTTTGTTTTGGGAGCATCAGCTGCCCATCGAGCATGTGTTGCTGCATGATAGATTTGACGATTTCAATTTTAGTCATCTATCTATAAAAGTAGTTAGCCCCTGCGATTGCTAACATCCACCAAAAAGTCAATGAATGCAAGAACCACAGGGGCAATATACAAAAACAAACCAAGCGTCATCTAATTTGTCAGGGCTGTGCCGTTTAATTCATCCTGCCACACCCTGATTTTGAACCATTCATCTACGCTTGGAATGTCATCAGGCATTTGGGTGTAATCGTATGGCTGTGCTTCAATTATTTCATCCTCGCATGGTGGCTGCCATTGTTCTATTGACTTGGGGGTTTCACGTCTATTCAGCATGACCAATCTCCTTTAATGCAATGGTGTCACTTCCTGCGACATAAACAGCAGGTTGAATGATATCCCCATCATCGGTAACAGGCAACACCCCTTTTTCTTCGGACTTATATGCCCACTTAGCAAGGTCTTCAATGGTGTTCATCTTCATTTTAGCAGCTGACCATTCATCAAGGTGGTCAAACTTCCAGCGACCTGCACCAGAACGACACTGAATTTCAAAGCCCATGTGCTGAAAAGTCTTGCCGTACATCTGTGCTTCGTTTATGGCTTGGGATTGTATCTGCTCTTTGGCGGCTTTGATTTGCTTTTCCAACCGGGTGAGGTGGCAGTACGCATCCAAAGCGGATGCGTTGCCTTCCTCTACATCAAATAATAAATTCACGATATCTGTCATAGTTTTATTTTGATTAAGCCCCACATAATTGAAATCTCTTTTGCATAAGATGGTGTGATTTGCATCAGCTTACTTGTTTTTCGTGGCTCTCTTTTTTTAACAGGCAAAATAAGTTCAGTTCTTTGAACTACTGGTTTACGAACATATTTGCGTTTGCGGTATTTGCCTGTGTCGTAATCATGTCTTGTTTTTCTAACTATTTCAGCGTCTTTTGCCGTTGGTGGTTTTGTCATAGTTGACAACCCATTTTTGTCAGAATAACCACAAATGATTAAAGCGTGTTTAATGTTTGAACCTACACCATATTTGGCAATCAATTCATTGTCATTTAATGCACCATTATAGACATCTTTTAAGTAAGATGTGTATGTGTCAATAGTTTGTTTATACTTATTGTTCATGGCTTCAATATAATTACCTCTTTGAAGTTACCGAGATTAACCCACTCCACCAGCTTTGTCAGTTTGTCCTGCGCCCAGTCAGGAATATACTTCTCATTGCATTCGATGAACACCTTTGGGTAATCGTACAGGCATCGGCCCAAACCAAACTGCACCGCAGCCCTTTTCATTGCATCGCTGATGCCACCCTTTTCGGGTTCTATGTTTGTCTTGGATGCACCATCTTCCCGGTAGACAAATTGACCATCCAAATACACGGTCAATCGGCAGATAAAGCCGTTGGTTATCTCCCTGAACTCCGATTTCCAATTTATCGGCCCGAAGGCAGCGTCAAAGCGTTGCATTACGCATCTGTTGTTAATGTACGGCACGACAATCATTTTGCCTGTGCTGGTGACTGATTGCACACGCCATTCAATCTCGTTTGGCTGAATAGGTGCGGTTAGTGTTTCATTCATTGTCCTTGGAATATTAAAGTGTTTGTCTTGATTTTGCCTTGTTATTTTAAATTGTCCGTGTGGATTGTGCCGAAAATCCTCATTAAGGTTGGCAGAATTTCAGCCGGGATGCTGACGCATTTCCGGCCTTCTGCGGTCGGGCTGAACTCCTGAAAGAAATAGACATTGTCGCTGTCATCTTCCCAGTCAATGCGGTAGGTGACATCATCGTGTTCAAATTTGGCAGAGTAGCTGCCTGTGTGTGTGACTTTTATTTGTGTTTCCATGATGCAAATATAGTATAAGTTTTTATATTTTCAAACTTTCTGCAATTTTTTTTATCAGGTCATCCGAAATCGGTTCAGCATTAAATCCTTTCTTCCGATATTTTTTCAGGGTTTTTTCAAGTTCGTCATCAGGAACCGGCTCAAAGGATAGCATCTGGTCTTTCCAATATACAACAGTTTTAAAGCCCCTGTATTCTGTTGTCATAGCAACGCAAAGGCGGTGTCAATTACCTGCTGCTCCTTTTTGCTTTTATATTTACTTGGATTGTTCAATGCTTTTATAACCGTGGCATAACTTGCCACACCTTTGCAGGCATCAACAACCTGCATCTTCATTCCTTTACGTGCGTGTGCAATAAAGTGTTTTCTTTTATCCTCGTGTGTCATATCTTGTGTTTGTATTCAAGGTTAGTCGTTTCTTTTTTGGTTGCGATTTTAAGCAGAATTAGGTAGCCGATAAGGTCATTGAGGGTGTCTTCATCGGGTGCTTCCATCCCGGTTGTTTTGATGCGGCTCAACTTGTCATCAATGCGAACCAACAACTGCTCTGTTGTGGATGCCTTTGAGAAAACCCGCACTGGTTCCAGTGCAGAGTTTCCATACTTGACATTTTTTTCAAGCAGCAAATCTCTAATGTGATGACAAGTGTAAATTATTTGGTCTTTCATCAAAATGGTAGGTCATCGGTTGCACTTACTTTCGGCTCTGATGTTACATTTTTGTAACTTACATTTTTAGCACCCCCCACATACGTTGCAGGTTTCTTCGCTTCCCGTTCTTCTTTTGACTGCGACAAGGCAATGTAGTGGGTTTCTCCGAATTTTCCTTCGGCTTTGCGTTCAGCACATACGAGCTTGATGTACTTCTTTCCGTTCTTGGCGGTAGTGATTGCCTCACTGGGGAGGTCTGATAGGCATATATCGAGTATTAACATGGTGCAAATATAGTTATTTAAATCTGTTCTGCAAAGTTTTGATAAGCATTTTTTACCGCTTCCACCTTCCGGGCAAATGATTTATCAAAAGTCATCAGGTTGTCCACCGTTTCAATGCTGTGTATCACGGTAGAATGATCACGGCCACCACATAATTGACCGATTTTCTTCAACGATAACGAGGTTTTATGCCGCAAAATCCAAATGAAAATCTGCCGCAATTCCAACACCTCACGTTTACGGGCTTTCACCTTGATAAATTCGGGCTGATAGTATGGAAATACAGACCTGATTGCAAGGTGTGTGGCCTTGATATGCTCATCATCCTTGTCAATGTCCTGTACTTTCAGCACGGTTTCCAATTCCCTGATGCGGATTTGCTGGTGTCTGATTACTTCTTTCATTCTGTCGATTTCACTTTGGCGAAATGTTGTGCGGCTGTTGCGCTGTGGTGCTTTGATTTTTATTCTCATGGTGCAAATATAGTAAATTAAACATTAGTTTCAATATACAATCCTGTTGAAATATCATAATTAAATTTCTGTATGCCGATTTCCCCCCAGTGCGAGAACTTAACTTTTTGGATGTGAACTTCCACAGTGTTATTGCTGAAATTTCGGTACACTGTAAGTCCATTGTCGGTCTTGTTGTAAAAATTTGCACTGCCGGCTATGTCATACAAGCTCGGTACATCATAATTTCCATCATCTTTTCTGCCTATTTTACGTGGGTGAGCCACCAAAAAACAATGCACGTTGTACCTCTCGCAGAAATTTACAATCTTATCCAGTGACTGCCCGATGTATTTCGTTTCACTTTCACCGTACTGATGCTCTAATTTGTTCCATGCGTCAATGACAAACCAATCTATATTCTTTCTGTTTTTGAGTTCGGCAACTTTTGCAAGTATACTTTCAAGTGAGAAGTCCTTTTCAGGTTTTACAAAGAATATGCTGTTTTCAAGCAAGTAAAGTGCTTCGTATATTTCCTGTTGGTTCATCCTGTGCTGCCCCATAAATGGCCGCTTGGTCAACTTACGCAGCATCTTACTGATATGAAGTTCAACTGGTCTATTTTCAGGGCTGTAAAACGCACCTTTCCACTGGTGTCTTTGCAATAGTTTAAGCAGAACGTGATCAAGAAAGTCCGATTTCCCGTGTCCGGGGATGCCCGTAATGGTAGTCAAATAACCTTTATGAAATGACAGGTATTTATCAAAACCAACCATCCCGGTTTTTGCACCTTCCGGCAATCCGTAATTGTATAGGTTTTCAATTTCGGTCAGGTAGTCAGTCACACCGAACACACCAATCATGGGAAATTCGGAAAAATTCATGCAGGCATCACGCAGGGCAAACGCACCATTCAGCAATAAATACTCGTTGGCATCTTTGCAATCGGGAAATACAATGTAATTACATTTGTCTTTTCCGAACCTGTCTGCAATGGCATTGCGTAATTCAATACCGGGCGCATCGTTGTCAACTGCAATGTGTATCTTTTCGATGTGGTCAAAGGCAGGCATGAAGCGGTCAAAGAAAGTAAGGTTTGGCTGTGCGCCATTTGGCACACTAATTACATTTTCAATTCCTGCTTCGATAAGTGCGAGTGCATCCATTTCACCTTCGACAATCCATAATTCATTTGCAGTTGAAAGGCAGTCAATGTTGTATGGGATAAGTTCTGCGCCTTTGTGCATCTTAAAATGCTTTGCACCATCCCTGTATTTCACGTTTTTAAGTACACCATCCTCAAAGTAATTGAAACATATGCAGTTCACTTCCTTGCTGACCTGTGGCATCCATTCGGATTGTTCCGTGATTTGCATCTTGTTCACGGTTGCTGCGGTGATCCTGCGGCTTTCAAACCATTTTAGTACCTTATCGGAAAGTGCGGTAGTATTTTTCCATTCCGGCACTTCGTATTTCACCACTTCCGGGCGTTCAATAATTGCACCCTTCCATCCGCAATGGTGACAAATCCATGCTTTCTTATCAAGGTTAACCGATAGGCATCGGTCGGTTTTCTTTTTACGGGTATGGCTACACTGGGGGCAAAGTGTTTGAACTTCACCTGTGGTTTTACCTTGCGGTATTTCGATATTGTAAAATGCGTAGCTCATAAAACAACACCCCCCAAGTTTTTGATTTCAGGTTCAACAATGCGGTAAATTTCAACACCTGAATTTTTCAGCTCTTGCAATCCTTGATCTGTGACACTGATTTCCATGTTCACAAATTTGCCTGCATCGTTTTGCTTTTTGTAAAACACCATGTAGGTTTTTGGTGTTTGTATTGTTCCTTTCTTTGGTTCTTTTGCCAGCCAATTCAGTGCGGTTCGGTAAAGGTTTTTGTAATCCTTATTCTTTTTGTAGTTTTCAATCCGGTCAAGAATATTATCTACCTGCGTAGGTGACCAACCTTCTGCAACCAGTTTGTCAAATTCAGGCCGTGAAATTTCCAAATGGTCAAAAGCCCTATATATATTTTCTTCTTCTTTCTTTTCTTTCTTATCTTTCTTTAATTCTTTAGTTGGTGTCACCTGCGTTTCATCTGCGTTTCGTTTGCGTTTCACTTCCGTTTCATCTGCGTTTCGCTCGTCTTGGTAACATTCATATTTACAGATAGTTAGCCGTGTCGAAACTGAAACGTTTTCAATTAAAATCATGCCATCATTTTGAAGCAGTTGTAAAAACCTACGAACCTTGCTTTTATCTACCTTCCATCGTTTAGCCCAAGTGTCCAATGAATAAAGACTTTGACCACGTTTGCAGTCATACAAATTTCCTTTGATAAGTATCTTCTTATCTTCAAAGTTTGCATTCATAAGTAAATCTGTCCACCAATGGAAATACTGGCTGTTTTGATAAATCCAGTGTTCCATCATTTTTCTGTGTATCTTAATCCAACCATTATTCATTCGGCTGTCCTTTCAATGTTAACTTTTTACATTGGTTCCAATACAGCACTTCAAAATCAAGGTTCATTTTGCGGTAATCGTAAACGTGCTGCTTTACTTTGTGAGTCAGGAAGTCAACTTCCAACTTTCCAATCTGCTGGGAAAGTTCTTCGATGCATCTGTCGCAGATGTCAATCGGCATTCGTTTTGGTAATTTAATCATAAACAAAACGCCCCACACTTTCCTATGTTCAACCCGGCTGGAAGATTGCAGCCGCATAGTACTTGTGTAGGGCGTTTGGTAAAGTTCTTTTTTCATCTTCTTTTCTCGGCAGGGGGTTGAAGTCCTGTTATTCCGATATGCAATTATATAACAAAGATTTTAGATTTCCAAATTTTAGTAGCGTAAATTTACTTTTTCCCTACGTTTGTAATTGTAAATCTGTTCAATCAATGTGATATATTGTGCTGAACTTTGGCAGTCAATCAATGCACTTGGCTGTAATCGCAATTTTTGAATAAACTCTGTAAACTCAAATTGTGGCTTTGCAAATAGTTGAAGCATAGCAAAAATAAAATATGCCCTACGATAACCAGCATAAAGCGGTTCCAATAGCATTATATTGTCTGCCATTTCAATTGCCTTTTTCCAGTTATTGATTTTAAAATTACCGTTGTAAAAATCCTTAATATCTGAACCGTGTGCATTTGAATTAAAAGCTGAAAGCATTGGCATACAGACATTGTGCGGAAATTCATATTTCTTTTTGAAAATCCGATACTTAATGTAATCGGGATAACCAAGTTTGCAATAACCTTCAAGATAGTCATCCGAGTTCCAAGTCTTTTGGGTTGCATTCAAAATGTGTACTTCCGGCAATCCGTAGTTTTCACAAATAATGTAATGCAATGGCAGTCCAAGTTCTCTGATAACTTCAAAGCGGTGCTGTCCATCAATGATTTCATAGTTTTCATTTACTAAAATTGTGGTAAATAAATACTTTTCAGACATTGACTTTCGCAGTCGGTTAAGGTGCAACAGGTTAAGATTTCTGTTGCCATCAATTGATTTGAAAAGGAAGTAATCCTCTGTGGTGTGAACTTGCATAGATGCAGTGGTTCGGGTTTTTGAATTAAACATATATTTATTTATTTGGGTTTTAATCGTTGCAGTATTCCTGACGTTCATGCCAATCAATGTCGCTTTGCTCGTCACGTTCCCATTCAATGGTTTGCGTAATGTACCATGCCCATCCCTTTTCCCATTCTTTGAAGTCATCGGAGTTCAGTTCAAAAGGATTTTCGCCTTCGGTTTCGTAGTAATTAAACTGCTGACTGGCTATCCAGCCCATTTCAAAAGGTGTTTTAGTGTTTTCCATGCTGCAAATATAATATACTTTTCTATACTTGCAATAGTTTTTGTTAAATTATTTTTATCAAAGTTATCCACAATATAAGAATATCGAACTTTTACGAATAAACTTTGTGCAGTGAAGAAGCATACGAAGGTATATCTTGACCATTTCGGCTATGACAAAAGTGATTTCATCCCATGCGAGGTGTGTGGCGCACAAGCTGTGGACATTCACCATATCGAAGCCCGGGGGATGGGTGGAAGCAAACACGCTGATGTAATTGAAAACCTAATGGCTTTGTGCAGGAGAGACCATGCCCGGTATGGGGATAACAAGTCATTCAAAGATTGGCTCAAAAAAGTTCACGCACTTAAACTTGAACAGGCGCACCGAGATACTGATTGAGTTAGCCAATTCCAAGTGGCTTCCTGACTTCTGTAACAAAATAGGGTCTCATGTTGCTGCCGACCTACAACAACACCTTCTACTTATCTGCTGTGAAATGGATGCCGACCGCCTTATATCACTTCACCAAAGTAATGGACTGGTGTACTACCTTGTCCGGGTGGGTTGCAATGCGGTCAACGGAAACCGTTATACAAAGTTTTATCGTGACTTCCTACGAACCACAGAAACCCTGCCCGAAAATTACGATGAGGAAGCCGAGGACTATGACGAAACTCACATCAGGCGCAAACAGGAAGCGGTGGAGTCTGTCAATTTCAAAGAGGTTGCCAATCATTTTAACCGTTCCGAATGGTATGTGGTAAAACTTTGGCAGCTATGGGAAGACAAACAGAGCATGGCAATGATTGCCCGTGACACCAAAATCAATTACCGAGAAATCAGCCAAATCATAAACGCAATCAAAACACAAATCAAAGAAAAATATAATGAATACGATGACTGACATTTTGGGACTGGCCGCATTGTGCGTTCTGCTTTCCAGGTACTTTTTCCCACCGATGATTTCGTTCGTGTATGCCTTGGACAGCCGCTACCGCAAAACAATCAAACCTTTTGAGTGCGGTTTCTGCCTATCGTGGTGGGTGGGACTTACTTGGTTTGCCGTTGAATTCGGATTGTACGGAGTGATTTATGGTGCATTATGTGCTATATTTGGGGCCTTAATTGACAGATACCTATGACACTAATTGAAATCACATTGACTGGCATCGCTATGGGGGTTGTTTTACCCTGTGTTTGTTACTTTATAATGACTCGTATATGACACCTGAACAGCGTTCACTTTGCCTTGACTTGAAGTCGC